CTCTTCCGATCTAATCGGCTGATAAACGCTAACGTTACCGGTAATAGGACCACTAACAGAAACAGCTGTAGTTCCGGTAAAAGTTGTAGGAGTAATAGACGTAACTGTGATGATTTCATCAGCAGGGGTCGTGCCAGAGCTGTAGCTGGTGTAATCGAGGTAGACCTTTTGGCCCACCTGCAGGTTATGTCCGGTCAGTGTAACGGTTACAGTTGTGCTGTTTGCAGAATATGTACCGGAGCCAGCTGCTTGGGCGTCTGTATAAATCGAGGTGCGCTTGCTGTATTGGAACCAGATCTCATCAATATAGGCGCCGCTGATCGAGGTATCCGTTAAGGCAGAGTCAACGTCAAACACCTTAGTTGCGTTGCCGACAGCAGTAGGGATCAGGCTCGTAGAGAAAGCCTGACCAGATGCAACAGTAACAAGGGTTGACGAGGTTGCCGGCCTGTCAACCATTGCCGGCATTTTGTTACTAGAGGATGACGACACAGCTCTACTTTTGGATGTTCTTAAAAGTTATTGTAGCGCAGCTGCCTTCTTGTTTTCTTTTTGCTTCTTCTTAAAGGCCAGCCAGCGCTTGAAATACTGAAGCTCTGCTGCAGTGTAAAGGTCAGGATTCTTAAGAGCCTGCTTTACCAGCTTTTTCTTTTTGGTCACGGCCAGCACCTCGGTTCTTTTCTTCCATTCTAATGCGAGCTTTCTTGACGGCTTCCTTCCGTCGTGTTTTGTCATCCTCTTTCTTTTGCTCTGGAGACTGAGAAGAATCTTCCTTGCCTTCCGCTTTCTTTTTAAAATGTGCCAACAGCTCGGGGGGCATTTTGCTCTTGTCAGCCATTTAAATTAAATAAGATATAAATTTATTTTAAGATTAAAAACCACTTAGACGTGCAGGACTTGCACCAGCCGCTAAGTATTGGGAGGAAGGAGCTTTGCTTACTGTCTCTGGAGAATACTTGGAAGTGGCACTGGCAGCGGCAAGACTAGGAGCGCCAATTGCATCTGCCAGTACATCGCCAGCAAAACGACCGCGCTTACCCATTGCTGGGGCGATCTGCTGAATAGCTTGTTGTGCAATGTCTGAACCACCACGGGGTGCTTCTGGAGCTGCAGAAGAAGCAGCTGCATCGGCTTCAGTTTTGCGTGCGCCGGTCGCAGTTTGTCCCATAATTATTGAGGTAAGCCTGGAGTTCTAAGTTCAGCACTTCCAATATTAGGAAGTGGAACGTACTTCGGCGTTCCTAAAGATTGCTTTAAATCTAAGTTTAACGCATCTCCAGCCATACGTTTCTGTGGAGTGCTGCGTGGAGTCCTGTAGCCGCCAGCAAAACCTAAAGGTTCCACAGGGTACACATTCCGTTGAATACCTAACGTGTAGCCAAGCGTAGCTATTGGCTTTGAAGCAACTACTGCGAGCGGCTGCCTGGCGTGATCTTTAGCGTGTAAGTCCATCTAAGAACGTTTCCTTTTGCTAGCAAGTGCTACAGCTTTGCGTGCTTTTTTAGCGCGTTCAGTATTGGCAACAAATTGCTTTCCTTCCCGTGATTCCGCTTTCTTTTTATCGTCAGTTGCACGGCGTTCCTCTGGAGACAGCTTTGCCCAAGCCGATTCCGGAAGATACCGTTCGGTACTTTTTTTACTCGGTTCAATAGCCTTATCTACTTCAGTGCTCATTTGTTTCTTTTCTCATACTCTTGTCGAGTCATCCACTTTTGATCACCCCAGTCTTTTAAAGATTTCTGTCCTTCTGTTTTTTCTCCTTTATAACCACCGCCTTTTTTCTTGTATGCCAATGCCAGGAGTTGTGCTTTCCTTGCACTCCATTGACCTGGTTTACCTCCTTTAGAGCCGGCTTTAATCCTGGCCTTTAAACGCTCTCTGAGTTCAGGCTTTGTATACGCCATAGAGATCACTCTGCTTTGGATTACGGCTCAACGCCACGGGAGGAATAGGATCACTGTGTGAGCGATCAACTTCCCGCATGTAAGCCGGGTTGTTCAGCTGGAAACGCGGTTCTTCAATACCATTGTAGGCCACCACGTATGGGCACTTCATGTGCTCCTCTGTGCGCTTTAAATTAAATGGATCAGAAAAGCCTGACGTGGTGATGCTGCCATCCCCGTAAAGATTCCCATACTTCACTGGGAAGCTGGGATCATAACCAGGGACAGCAGCAAATCTCATGACAAGTAGTCCGGAGTCTGCATCATTGCCTGAGTCAACATAGAGGCAGCGTCAATTCCAGAACCAACTTTGGGAGTACGGCTAAGCATACTGGAGACGTAATCAGCTAAGAAGTCACCCTTACTTTCGCTGCGTCCTTGTTGGGACGGAACGATGATGTAAGTGTCCTTCCCTGTTGCAGTAGCAGGTTGCTCTTGAACTGGAGCTGCGCCCCCCGGCTTCCCCCCTTTGGTATGGAGCAGCCTGATCTCGTATGGCGTACCTTGTGGGTCAGTGGTTTTAATAGTCCCGTATCCTTTACCAGGTGTAAAGGTTCCCGGACCCTCCCAAGCTAATGGAGTGCCGCCAGCTACTCCGTAGTCGTGAGCGGGGTGGAATGTAGATGCACCTTTTGTTGGAGCAACCCGTTCGCCGTAGCCGGAGGTAATGGCGTAGCTCGGTTTCCACTCTTCCCCTTTCTGCTCCCATAATGCCTTACGCTCCTTGCCGACTTTTAAGCGTGTAAGCAAAGAGCGGATGCTTCCGGGATCAACAAACTTACCGTCTTTAAGGACTCGGACATCAAGGTGCGGTGCAGTAGTCGGGAAGACATCCTGACCAGCTGGTGTCACATAGCCGACATCGGTAAGTGTTGCCATTACTTTTCACCTCCAAGATAATCTGGAGCCTGGAACATAGCCCGAGTCAGCAGCGAGGCTGGATCCAAACCGGATTGAACCTTAGGCATGCCGCCAGCAAACAGGTTAGAAATGTAATCACCTAAGAAAGATTTAGGTTCAGCTTTCTGATCAGCAAGAACAATAAATGTCCGGCCGCCAGGTTGTTGAGTGGGTGCTGTTTGCTGAGCAGGTTGTCCTTGCAGAGCCTCTGTAAAGCTGAATTTTTCTGGGCCGACAATCTTGCTGATGTAACCTTTGGTTTCAGATGGCAAGTAACGTCCAACAGAACCAGGACCAGCGTTGTATGCCTGCAGAGCTTTCTCGTAAGCGCCGCGAACCTTGGTGGGGTCAGTTGTCCCCATGCCCCCGTAGGTCTTAACGTAGCCAGCCATGTTCTTTGCAGCTGCTTCTAGGGCAGCCTGCGGGTCATCGGGATTAACTCCCCAGCCTTTGGCAGTGCTGGGCATGATCTGTGCAATCCCTCTGGCGCCAGCAGATGAAACAGCCTTGGGATTGAAACCGGATTCAGCTTCAATCTGCCGTTCAAAAACATCAGGAAGCAAACCATACTTGGTAGCTTTCTGCCTGGCTAGTGCTCGGAAGTCGGTGGGCATGATCTGTATCGGTCCCTTTGCCTCAACGGAAGTTGGTTTCAAACATAAGTCGAGTGCCAACAGCAACGTCAGCGGGGCCAGGAAGTGCTTGGATAAACTCAGCGCCTTCCCGATCAAACCGATACCGAGCTTGCTCGGGGTTTCGGTAATTGGGTACATAAAGATGAAGGGCTAGTCGATCCGTCTCGTATATATAGATTGCCGTCCAGGTTTTCAGCGTGTCCTTAAAATCTGATGTTGCAATCGTCCGGTCAACGTCACCGGCGATGGATTCGATACGATTGCGGGGGACGGTGTTATTGTTCACGCTGCCTGTCATATCGGTGCGTTTTTCAGCCTCGTCGCACCGACTGATTTGCTCGACAATCTTGCTATACCAGTACGAATCTGGAATGTTGTTGACAGCTTCCTCAAGCCTTGCCAGGTCGCCAGCAGGGATCGATGTGGTGTTGTATCCCAGGTGCCAGCGTACCTTAGATTTGAGGAAGCTATCGAGTTGCATTACTCAACGCGGACTAAATTATCTTTAAAAATTTCCTCCCAGTCAACTCGCTTAATAGCTTTGAGTTGTTCTAGTTTGAGGAATTTTTCGCCGGGCATAGATGTTTGAAGATCTTTAATATCCCGTGCTGTTTTTAATCCTACTCCAGGTAATGCGTCAGCAATCTGACGTGCAGTTGCTGCATTGATGTTGATTCTTACATCAACAGGGAAAGTTTCCCGAGTGGTTGGTTTGGCAGGTCTCACGCCCTCAGCTTCAAGCTGAGCAGTTAAGCGTTCCTCTGTCCGAATTTTTTCGTTGGTGGCTTCAAGATGAGGGAGCAAGTCGTTTTCTTCGACATAGATCACCTCATCTTGAGAATCCACACACATTAGGATTCCGTCTCCATGTTTGGAGACGACTTCGACGATACCGCCAGTTGGTTTGTACTGATAGAGCATTCCGTAGAAATGACAGCTATCAGTACAATACCAACCTTAACTTCACTGCGCTACTGATCAGCTGTCAGAACCGCCCACTTGGGAAGCGAAGTCAATGAAGCCCTGGATGTCATTCCAGGAAACACCAGCAGCAGGACGCAGATAGTTCACGCGGCACAGGATGTAACCGGCTTGACCAGCGTCGGAAGCAGCTTGGCTGATGAACACACCGTCGCCGTTCACCGAGGTGTCGGTGATGGCGTTGACGTTGAACACCTTGTAGGTGACATCCGAGGTCACCCGGTACATCATGCTGTTAGCAAAGTTAGCAGCAGTGATGCCACCAGTGGTGACAGCCGTGGTGAAGGGCAGGTAGCCATCGGTACCACCACCGCTGTTAGCGTTGGCGCCCTGAGCGAACGAAGGAGTTGCGCTACAGGTCAGGTACGAAGTGGCGTTGGCAAGACCGGTACCTTGGGGGGAAGGAATGCCGAAAGGGCTACCACCGTTGTTGGGGCCAAGGACCAGCAGCTCAGTGGCGGTACCACCGATATCAGCAGTCACAGGGTCGGCAGGGAAGCCGACAACGTTGTAGTCTTGACCGATAGAAATCGAAGCGCCGTAGATGTAAGCAGGACGCTGAGCACTAGCCTGGACGACCAGGGAAGTACGGCTGTCACGCACACGGTCGTCAGGGCGACGATCAGGCGAAGGAACGGTGATGTCAAAGCTCTTGTAGGAAGCTTTATCGGCAGCCAAGTTAGAGATCTTGACGTAGCCGATCAGCTCATAAGCCTCGACACCGGGCCAAGCGTAAACACCTTCAGTGTTGTACGAGGAGAGGCGGTTAATTTGGTTACCGGGCTGAAGAATAGCACCGGCTTCTTCTTTGTAAGCAGCCATTGTTTAATTACCTCCTATCCTCAAACGATGGTGAAAGCACAGGTGATGAAATCCTTGTTCAGGTTTGCAAAACCGGCGTACAGCTGCCAAATCAGAATGATGAAGCGGCTGAAGTCGTCGTTGTTGTTGATCAGAACCTGAGCGTTAGGACCACCGATACCTACGCCAACGGCCTGAGGACCGAAGAACAGAGCAGGAGGGGTAGTGTGGCTGATAGAACCAGCGCCATCGCCAATGTCGACGGTGATGGACTTATCAGCGAAGTTGGTGGATTCGAAGAACCGCACACCTTCAAACACAAAGCCGGAAGGCATAACCGGTTCGCCCGCCACGAAGGAGGCCTGGCCGTACTGACCGCCACCGTAGATGGCTTGGTTGGGACCCAGGGCGCCCATCAGAGGGTTGCCTTGGCCCATGCCAGGATAGCGAGCCACTTCACGGAAGCCCTGGTCAGCACGCAGATCCTTCATGAAGGAGGGATCAGCAATACAACGGTAGTAACCGTCAGCGAACACGGGCACATTGCGCTTCCGGAGTTGCTTCACAACTTCCAGAAGGTCGGTCTTAACGTTGAACTTGTAACGCTCCGAAGCATACTCGGTGGCGCTGTAGGAGTTTAGAGCGGTGGAGCTGGTGCGAGTCTTAC